GAAGCCGAGATTGGCAGTTTGAGATCATGGGAATTATCTATTACAAAAGACACATTAGAAACCACAAAAATGGGAGATACATTTAAAAGCCGTATTGGTGGTTTAATAGATGGTACTGGTTCTGCAACTCTTTTATATGACAACGCTGGAAACTCTGATTATCAAGCTTTTATTGATGACATAATTACAACAGGTGATGCTGGTGACGCATTATTTGAATTATTTCCTGATAGTGGAGCAGCTTCTAAGAAAATTGGTTTTGCTGGTATCATCACTAATGCTACTTATGGAGCAACTCTTGGAGAAATACAGGAAGTAAATATTACTTTTGAGACAAACGGAACTATTACTTCCGCTATTTAATAAAATTTAAAACTTCGCATTTTATTTATGGCATCAAAAAGAACGATAGACCTTCTTACAGAATCTTATAAGGAGGAAATGACCACCAGAAGAAAATATGAATGGAAAAATTCTAATGGTGATGTTATTGAAAATTTATATTTTAAACCTTTAA